CTCTTTCCTCTAAATTAGGTACTATATTCTCTAATTCCTCAGGACCAACAAAGTTACCAATACCTAACCAATCTAATAAACCTAAATACCATTTAGTTCTTCTCATTAACGACCTTGTCGCTCTATTACCAAATAGACGACCCATACCACCTGAGATATATTTATTTGACATTGATTGTAAACCTCCTTTATAATCTCTAAACCCTCTAAAAGCTTGGTCTTTACTCATTTGTTTTAATAATTCTTGTTTTTCAACCGCACTTAAAGCCTTCTCACTTTTTATAACCCCTTTACCTATTTCAGTTCCCGCTTTCATTTCTTTTCCCGCCTTACCAAAAATTTGAACATACTCTTCAATAACTTTTACCAATCCAGAACCTAACATAGGAACTCTACCTACAGAACCTTTTAAAAAGGTTACTAATTTTTCACCCCAACTTGGTGCTTTCTCAACCATTTTAGCAATAGGACCACCAGCTCTTCTTGCGGCACCTGCTATTTTAACCGCGTCCCCCGTTAAGGTTGCCGCTTTAAATGCTTTGGCAGCACCTCCACCTAATTTCATAACACCAATAACAGGTTTTGCTATAAGGTCACCTAAGTAAGGAACCGCAGATATTAATGAGAGAAGTGCATATAATTTATCACCTTGTCTCCAATAACTAATACCATTAACAATATCAACAACACCTGTTGGGTCAAATATACCAACGATATCTCCAACAGTATTATACCATTTGGATTCTTTTATTAACTTGGCTTGTTCAGGGTATATTTCTTTAGCAAATTCAACAACAAACATTTTATCTTCTTTAGATAATTTGTTCCATTTTTCTTCGAGAATCTTATATTGCTCCTCTTTATAAATTTGAACTATTTTGTCTTTTAATTCAGACTCAGTAAGTTTTATTCCTTTCATGTGTATTTTTTTATTATAAATATCATGAAAACAAAAAAGAGGATATTAAATCCCCTCTTCGTTAAATTCTAATTCAATTTGTTTTTTCTTATCCACAAATAATTGGACTCTTTGTTTTGCAACTTCTGTATAATTTTCAGATAGTTCAATACCAATCCATCGTCTATCTAATGTTTCAGCCGCAACTAAACTAGTTCCTGAACCAACAAAAGGGTCCATAACAATTTCATTTCGATACGTTAATATTTTAATTGCTCTTGTTGGGATATCCATTGAGAATGTCGCTTTAGTCATTTGTTTAGTGTCAGCAAAATAGTTCCATTGCCCGTATACTAAACCCATAAACTCTTTTTTAGCTTCATCGGTATATAATACTTTCTTTTTAAATGAACCATCTTCCTGTTCAATCTCATCTGTAACCCCAATCCATTGTGGTATTCCTTTATTTTGTTTTTTAGAAACAGTTTTGTAGGCTAATATAACACACTCTTTAGGGTTATAAATGTAAGGTGATGACGGTGACATCCAACTACCCCAAGCAGTTGTTTTACTTCTATGAGGAGAATCTTCATTAAGGTCTACTAACCCATAAAATTTAAAACCAACCTCTTTCATAACACCCCAAAACTCGGCCATGAATAAAACTCTACCACCTCTGTCTTGGACATTTACTTCGTAAGGTATATTAATTGCAACTCGACCATCAGGTTTTAGTGTACGATAAACTTGAGACAACCAATTCTTAGTAAATTCCCAATACTCATCCATCTTAAGTCTATCATTATGAGTATCATACTCAATCCCTACATTGTATGGTGGGGATGTAACCACTAAATCAATTGTGTTCTCACCCATAGTTGACATTACATCAATACAACTACCATTTACAACTTTCCCTATATAATTTTCCGTCATTTTATTTGTTCTCTATTTTACTATATGCGTCACAGTTTACTGTTTCCGATGATTTACAACTACTAAAAAAAAGTAGTCCTACTATAAATCCAAGTATAACTAAAATTATTGAGTATCCAAAAACTTTATTATTATCTTCTACTTGTTTTTTTGAACGTCCTTGCCATTCATTAAGATTCCATTTCATTATTCGATAGTGTTTCAATGTGATGTTGTAAGTACCATAACGCTTTCTTAAGGTCCTCTAATTCTTTTTCCTTATTCTTTTTACCCGCTCTTGAGATATACTTTACTGTATTCCCTAGTGAGAATCCTAATCCCCAAGCATCAATAACTTTAATTGCCTCATATGGATTATTTTCTCCACCATAATGTTGTGGATGGTCTACCTGCTCACTCATATTATTAATTTTTATTATCAATTGATTCTGGTTTGATGTACGCACTAGAGTTGGTCATTTCTTCTGATAATTCATAATCATCATCATTTTTATACTCATCTAAGAGTTCTTGAGCAGTTGGTATTCCATTGTACTTAGATTTTAAATCATCAAAGTTTTTGGTGTTAACATTTGAATACATGTTATTCAACGTAACAGATAACTCATCCGCCATGTCAATAGTGTCACTTATCACTTTAATAATTTCATATGGATTAGCATTCGATGCTGGCCTTCTATCCTCAACATAACCCTTCCATAATTCAGCAACAGACCTTGGGACTCGGATTGACGCCCCTCTATCACTTACACCCCAACTAAATTTATGAATTGATTGTGTTTCATGTTTACCTGTTAATCTAAGGTTGTTGTCAGAACCATAAACCTCAATGTGTTGTTCTCTTCTTGATTCAAGAGCATTGAATAACGTTTTAAAATAGTTTTCCCCACCAACTTCTCTCATCTTTTTTGTTGAGAAGTTTGTATGTAGTCCAGACCCATTCCAATCTCCTGTCGTGATAGGTTTTGGATGGTAGTTAATATGGTACCCGTATTTTTCGGATAATTTTTCCATCAAATATCTTGACATCCATAAATCATCACCAGCTTTAATTTTACCTTTAGCGAATACTTGATATTCCCATTGTCCTAAAGCAACCTCAGCGTTAACACCAGTAATTTCAATTCCCATACTCAAACATAAATCCATATGTTCTTCAACTAGTTGTCTACCAACAACATTACTCCCAACGCCACAATAGTATTTACCTTGTCCTTCAACGTGAGGTCTGTTAAACCCTAAGATTGGTTTACTAACACCCTCTTGAATGAAGTATTCTTGTTCAAAACCAAACCACATGTCATTAACCTCATCACCCAACATATCTCTATGATTTGATTCATGTGGGGTCCCATCAGGATTCATTACCTCACATAAAACATAAACCTTATCAATACTATTCATCTCACGATATAATCGAACGGGTTTTAATATACCGTCAGAGTTATATCCCTCAGCTTGTTTTGTTGATGAACCATCAAAGTTCCATTCAGGAACTTTAGATAAGTCAGGAATCTCTCCTTCAATTACTTTAATCTTACTCCTTAAATTAGGTTCTGGTTTATAACCATCTAACCATATATACTCAATTTTTATCATCTTTTTTATTTTATTTTATCTATGTAATACTTACCAATTTTTAATGATTTCCTATAACCATTCCTTAATGAAAACTTTGGTTTAGATGTAATACTAAACCCTTTCTCATTCTTACCAAAACGAGCCCAAAAATCATAATCACCAATACTAACAACAATAGGGTATCCAAACACTTTTATAATGTGTTGAACACCAAGTCCATGTACTTTATAAGTTTTCTTTTGTAAGAACATAATAATCCTTAGTGGTTTTACTTTCTTCAATTTTTCCTTTATCTACAAATTCTTGTAGTATTTTTTTAGTGTTTTCGTAACTATCTTTTGTAATTACTTCACAAATATAATCAATGTGAATAGGTTGTCTTAGTTTTGAAAATAGCAAATTAATTTTTTGTTGATTCATAAAGTTCATTTATTTTTAGTTTTATTTCTTTATCAGTTAACTTTTTAGTATACCACCCATAAACTTTAGACGCCGTGTTATCCATAAAAATAAACGCATCACCTTTAAATAATACATCTAAACTTTCTTTACCATCTAAGTAACGATTGATAGTGTCGATGTCGATAAATCTTTTGTTGAACCCCATTATTCTATATATTTAACTGTTTTTTTACTATTACCGCCACTTTGATTAATGTAAGCTAACACTTTTCTTTTAAAGATTGGTATTAACGTTTCCTCAAGTGGGAATATATCTTTACAAAACATTTCAAAAACAGGATTATTAACTTCCTCGTTCTTTTCATATGTTTTAGAAAATTTAGATATTATTTCGTGTATTGTCAAACCATCTTGTGGTCCTTCGTAAACTAATTTTGTAGTTGTTTTACTTTGATTCTTAGTTCTGTAAACTTTTTTGGTGGTATATTGCCATACATAGACAATATTATTGGATTTGAAGTAGAAAAACCCTGAATTACTTTTAAGGTTACCCTTATTTTTTTTAACAACAATATCAACAGAATCATACACAATACTCCAAATTGATTTTGCAAAATTAAAGTAGTAAAATA